GAAATTAAAAAATCTTCATCGCAACTATATGTATTATTGTTCTTCTCATCTGACAACAAAAGAGTATTGTTATTCTGCGAAAGATGAAGCTCTGCGAGCTCAAACTCGCAGATTACCTCACCCTTTATATTGAATAAACTTAGAAAGCAATTACTTATTTGATAAGATACTGCGTTCATATTAGATACCTGATGTTAAATAGTTACAAGAACCATCTCCGCAACCGCTAACGAAAGCAAGTGCCGGATATTTATCTTCACAAACTACATCAGAAGGTAGATCTGCAACGTCTACAATTTTCTGCAATCCAACTACCCATTTATTACAAGACCAAGTCATGTACATATCAAAGAACACTCCATTGATAAGAACCTTAGAGGCCTCTTGTTCGTAACCTACACCAAGTTCTCCGATTTCAACTGAGCCTTTTCTAATTCTGCCAAGTCCTTCAGTATTAAACCACTCGATTAGTTGAATAGAACCCGGAGCCCAAGTCAATAGGTTAGTGTTTGAATTTGCGATTACACCATCCATTTGGAAGTCTGCAAACAATGGCGCAGTTATAGTAGCGTAGTTTACACCATTCGCACCTTGACCGAGTTTACCTTGTGATTGGATAAGGCCTTCTACATGAGAGCCACCTACCATAATTGGATTAGAATAGCCTCTCTTTCTGTATGCTGCATTTACGGCTGAGATAGCAATCATATTTGGCACTCCCTGAGAGTTAATAATATTTAAAGTGATAGGGTCTGTAATAGAACTATCTCCATTTTCGTAAGTGCTCATCAAAGAGTAAGTTTTAGCAACAAGTTGAGCGTTCAAATCTTGCATGATTTTTTCAGCCGCTTGTGCCATCCATTGACCCAAGAAAATTTCTTTTCCGATACAAGCCGCTTTCAAGTCAGCTACTGTCAATTCAGTAGATACTGGGCTTGAAACCAAGCCTACTTCATAGTCTGCATATTTTCTTGTTTGTGCGCTTCCAGTCAAAGAGCATGGATTGATAACGCTTCCTGAACTACCATCGTAAGTAGTGCAATCAGGTGCGATATATTCCATTCTTACTTTTCTTGCACCTTGTCCAGGTCTTAAATCACCTGCTGCAAGTTGAGTGAATTTAGTTCCGGCTATTGAGTTTACCGGTGAAGATAAAGCCTCATAAGTTCCTTTAGCATATGAAGGATTGGCAAGTGCGCCAAAATAATCTACAAGTTGCTCTTGTGCTAACTTACAGATTGATAGATTTGTTTTGTTGATTACTGCTGACATTTAATTTTGTTTTAATGATTTAAAAATTTAATTCTCTACTTTTTTGAAGCATCACTATTTTAAAAAATCAGATAGTAACTGACAATATTTTTATTACATATTATCCAAGTGAGCCAGCATAGCTTGCTGTTCCTTGGTTAAATTTTCTTTCTTTATCGGAGCATTGCCTCCAATTTGCCCCTCGTTTCCGTTATTCTTTTTTCTTATACTATCAAGTTCTATCTCAACAAAAGAACTCAAAGAGTGAAAACCAACCGGTGCACCTTTCTCGTTTAATTTTTGCAATTTATTTCCATTTGCATCAAGTAACTCTATCTCATTTTCGCTTTTCTTTACTTGGATACCTTTTTTATTTAGTTTAGCATCCAACATTAAAAGAGCCTCATCAGTTGGCACTATAAATTCATACTTTGATATTAAATTACTTAAAGCACTATTAACATAAATAGAGTTTATTTTCCCTTCATATTCGTTCTTAACATTATTAATGTTATTAATTATCTCTTCCTCTTTTTCCTCTAATTGCTTACCAAGTTTAGTTAATTGTTTCTTTAATGTAGTTACTTCACTATCTATTGTCGTTTGGGTTTGCTCTTTTACAAATTTAGCAAACTCCTCATCGCTCATAGAATCCAGCTGGTCATTTGTCAAAACCGCACTAAGTCCGAGTTCCGTTCTTATTGCCTTTCGGTTCTTACGCTTGCCCTCAATTATTGCACCCTTTTTAATATCGTCTACATTTACATCTTTGCCTTTGTAAAGACTTCGTTGATTTTCAATAAATGATTGAGCAATTTCATCTAATTGCTCGTTTGTTGTTTCTTCTGTGATATTTTTTAAAGTGTCATCACTCACTCCAATTGCTTTCGCTAATGCGATTAACTTTTCAGTCATGGTTTTTTTATTTAGTTTTTTTAGCCTTTTTCTTTGCCTCGGCAGCCACACTTAAAGCGATTGCAACCGCTTGTTTATAAGGCTTATCGTGCTTCATCTCTGTTTTAATATTCTTCGCAATACTTTTTTCAGAATATCCTTTTTTTAATGGCATATACCCTATTTATACGTTTTCAGTTTTAGGTTTTCTGCCTCTTTTTGAAGGCTCAGAAGTTTCAACTTCTACATCTAACTTATTTTTATCTGCATAAAAAGCCAATTTCTCAGCCTCAAATGCTGCCTTCTCGGCTTCAAATTTATCGATTTGAGCAATTAGTTTTACTCTTTCAGCCTCAACCATCTCTGCACCTACAACCGCATCAACTGGAACTGCACCGGTAAAAACCGACCAAACACCATGCTTAGTAAGCACCTTGGCTTTGTTGGAATCAACTATGATAACCTTCCCGCTTTTATTAACTAATTTAATTTCCATATAAATAATTTTGCACAAATTTAACTTTGTGCAATGTTTTTATTTTAATTATTTAATCCATTGTACTCTGTGTCTACATTGATAGCCACCTCTTAACATCGAGAAATTATCTACATTCGTTCCCTCAATCATTCCACCTCCTTTTTTAACAGACCTCTTTACACTCTTACCTTTAGCATCAGTTGTTTCAATAGTTTCAGTTTTTTCGCTTGGTATTCCATTCGGGCAGTATTCCTTAAGTGCAACTTTTAGTTCATCAATAGTCCACTCTTTCTTTTCTTTCATGTGTCTACAAAAAGGCCTACTCGTTTCTATTTCTGAACCTATATAATAAAATTTAGTTAAATTAAACTTCTCCTTTACTTGGTTATTCAGTTCTCCATCGTATTGGTTAAGCGCATCCGTAGCTATTTGCCCGGCATAGCGATTTATAAGTTCATTATCTACTACTAATGTTTGAAGATTCTGCTTTGCTGATTCATAAGTTGAGCCTAAAATAATATCCTTTCTTAATTGCTGAACAATAGGCTTAACTAAATTAACATCGATAGCCTCCTTAGAAAGCAAATTATCGAAAGTCTGTAGTTTAATTTCTTTGAGAATTTCACTATCCGCAATAACTCGGTCAATACGTAGTTTATTTTCTGCATACCATTCGGTATTTAGTTTGTCGATTAGGTCGTACTTGTCCAGGTATTTTTCTATATTCTTTTGGTACTTGCTCGAAGCGATTACTTTATCAACTTTGCTTTGTAAAGATGCAAGTTTTTTCTTATCCAACTTTAAAACGCCCCCAGCCTCACGAAAATCTACAATAAAGTCTATACTTGCATTAAATAGTTCCTTTTGTAAATCTTTTAAGTCTTTTTGTAGTTCCTCATCGGCTTTGATTATTTCTCTTTCAATACTCATTTAGTATAGTATCAAATTGAACCTTTATTTTATCGTACTCGGTAGGTAAAATCTCCTCAAAACTTTGCTTATCTTTAAGTATATCCTCTAAGATATTCACTCCTATATCGTGTCTAATCATATCCACACGCTCAATAGTTCCAATTATTGCAGTCTTATTCAATATCTCATCATCTGTCATGCCAAAAAACAAGTCATTTTTAATCAAAAAGTCTACGATAAACTCACTCTTTTTGCTTTTCCCATACTCTTTTAGGAATATCTTTTTAATCAAGTTCTTTCTTAAGAATAATGGCGATTTGTTTGTGATTGCATCATTTAATTGGTCTCGAAGTTCATCTATTGAATAAATATCATACTCGTTGGTTAAAGTAAATTTATACTCCAATTGACTATTAATATTCAAATACTCAAATATTACTTTGTTTAAGTGAACATAGACCTTTAAAATATCATCTAATATTACTTTTACCTTAGCTTCTTTCTCTTTTCTGTCAATCCTTTTAGCCTCGGCACTTTGATTTGTATAGTTTTGTTCAACAAAACCGAGTGTTTTTTCTAATTTGCTTACATACCAATCAATCAACTCCTTGTTAAAAGTCATCGGTGAAGTGTCCGGCGATACATAGCTAACTGGGTTAAGTATCGGTTGCCCTTGGTCAAATCCAGTTTTACTATCTATGTAAATAGTTCCAAATGGACTTTCTTGGACTATATACCCAACTCCATTACAAGTATTACAAGTAGTACAAGTATTATTGTCATTGCAAACTACGTGAGCACCTACCTCATTCATAGTTGCATGAATATTGGTACATGGGTTTCTGAGCATCGTTTTAATAGGGAAAACGTGCCTTGTACTCGTTACTTGTAAATCTGAGTGCTGACCATAGATAAGGTCTCCAATCATTGCAGAACCCCACAAATAAGGTACATTATAAATTTCTTCATCGTACCTAATTAAATTGTTTTTAACCGGTATTACTGGCGAAGTCTTTAAGTTATTTAAGTATAAATTAACACGAATATAGACTATATCTTTTCCTTCAAGTTTAGGTATTAATATATTAGTTGCCTCTTTTGATACCTCGTAAAAATAGTTCTCATATTGCGAGTTTTTTTCGCCTATTACTTCCCATTGTCCAGCTAAATAAATAACCTTATTAGAGTCTAAATAAGCAATTTTATCGCTATCAATCCACTTATATTCAATATCAATTTCTTTGTTTAATTGAATATCTACCACCACACTTTCAGGACTTCCAATTGGTTTTATTTGCTTATAAATAGTAGGCTGAACTACTATAACAGCGTTTGGATCTTGTTCGCTTAACTTAAAAAAGTCATTCGATATAAACTGAAAAGTATTTATTTGGTTTTGGATAAAATCGACCTTGTTCTCCTCCATAAAATCTAATGAATATAAAAATTCATTCACTTTATAGATAACAGACTCAAAGTAATCTTTTAAAAATGGCCTAAAGTTCTCCTCCCTCCATTCTACAAAAGCCTTTTGGTTGCTTTCAAGTGGTCTCCTTTGCTTAAATATATGCTCAGGCGCACTACCGGCTATGTGCGTTTCCATAACCTCGACAACCTCCTCATATTTTTCTATGGGAGGTTGCCAACCAAAAATGTAAATACTTTTTTCTTTCATTTATTATAGACCTATTGCAGTTTTCATTGCCGCAGTTAATGGCATTGATTGGAAATTGTCTGTGGAGAGGTTCAATTCAAAATCTACTTTCAAACTTTGATATTTATTCTCCTCAACAATATCTGCAAAGGCTTTATTCAATGAAAAACCAGCATTTGTACCGGCTACCCAGTTATATCGATAGTATAGTCTATCGTTGCAATCAACAAAGAATAAGACTTTATTAAGTCCAGCTTCGTTAATATCATTTACAAAATCATGATGCTTTGCCGCAGTTGGGTCAAGCAACTTGCTCATAAATTCGATTGGTTTAGTTATCTTGGTAACTACCATTCTATCGCAGTCAAGTTCTATTTCTTCTTTTGCAGATGCAGCAAATACCGCATTGCCTTTAGGGCTCAACTGGAATTTAGTATTTGTTTTTAAAGTTGTCCATTCAGTGGATGAAGTTACATCTGTAAATACAACATCGCAATCCATGAATATTAATTGTCTAATACCGCCCTTTAAGAGCATTGAGCGGAGGTCGCATGATTCAGTCCATGTAGTAATGTTTACCGTTCCGCATGATGGGTTACAAGCTATCGCCATTGTTTTTAGATTTATGTTTTTTAGGTTTAATAATATTTTCTTCTTCAACCTCTGACGCTTCGCTTTCGCTTGCCTCGGTAGGTTCAGTTGGTGCGATTGGTTCGCCTCCGAGCATAATATAAACCTGCTCTAAGTCAATAGTTTTTTTGAATGCGTTTAAGAAATTATGAACATCTTGTTTACCTTCCTTAGTAAACTCTTGTTCTTCTTCGTTGATAACTAATTTAAAGGTATAGGTCTTATCCTCAATTAGTTGCATAATTTTGTCTATCATACCGCAAATATAAAACCGCTCTATGTTTTTATTTTTATTAATATGGGAATTCTAAATAAAAAATTAATTAGTAAACATATCTACTATACTCCTTTCATTTATGGGAATATACCTAAACGTGAAGCGAATATATTGCCACTTATCGACTATCTAAACAAGATTAAATACTACGTTGAGAATTGGTCAGGTCGAAACTATAAAGACTATTACAGAGGCATAATAAACCTTGGAGTTAAGCCTATTGTAGTGCATAAGTCTATCACTCCCGATAACTATAAGCATATTACTTTTAATTCGCGTGGTATAGTTATTAAATTAGGTCTTTACGAAACGTACCGAGATGAGTTTAACGCTTGTATTATTAACGAAATAAACGCTCTACTAAATGAAATTAAAGAGGTGCAAAGGTATAAATAAGGCATTTGGTTTTGGATGCGCTGAGGAGAAAATACCTTTTAAATATGGTCTTTGCAGTTCTTGCTATTCAAGTTGGCTATTCAATTCAGAAGCTGGTAAAAGTATCTTATCAAAAACAATTATCAAGGCTAAATCTATCCGCAATAAAGAAAAAAAACAAAGCGATAAAAGAGAGTTATTCGAGTTGCTTCCATACGTACAAAGGATAAGAAAAGCACGTATAGTCTTTCAAAAATGGATAAGAGAAAGAGATATATATCAGCCTTGTATATCTTGCGGTAACGCATACGCGAATAAGTACGATGCCGGGCACTATAAAAAAGCCGAGATATACACGAATATAATCTTTGATGAATTAAACGTGAATAAGCAATGCGTTTATTGCAACCAGCACTTAAGCGGGAACGAATTAGAGTATCGAAAAGGACTAATAAAAAAAATAGGAATAGAAAAGGTTGAGGCCTTAGAAAGCAAAGCAAGTAAAGGAGTTTATAGATATACAACGGAGGAACTAAAAAATATTATCAAAAAGTATGGTAACTAAGGTAGGTCATTATAGACAATACATTAACGATTACGGATGGATAGCGGTGCTTAAATTATGCCATATTTTCGAGCAAAAAGAAAAGTACGAAGAGTGCGCTAAAATAATGAAAGCTATTAAAGAGTATTCTCGATTAACCGGAGAAATGGTTCCTGATAGATTCTCCGAGGATATTATAGACTTGGCCTATGAGGTTTATAAATATGAAGGCTACGAAAAAGAAGGACTTATAAAGCTAATAAACCAAAATGTGAGATTGATGCTGAGTAAAATTAGTGCATGATATACTACTCATAAAGTACATTAAACGCACTTATTGTATGAAAAATGATTCACAATAAAAGTATTGCTCATCGCTTTCACTCCCGAAGTCAAATTCTTTTTCAATTAGTATAAATTCTTTATCATTTGTGCTAAATGTTTCACAATGTTTACTCATCGGGCAATATGCGTTATTGCACCTTAATTCTTTTACTTCTTTATCCATATTAACAATTATAACTTATACCTTCGCTAAATTCATTATTTAAAATAGTAGCCTTACCTCTTACCGAAGAGTAGCATCCATCAGCATAAGTAAATGCATATTCTTTATCTATTATTACGTTCATATTTGGCCCGAATATATTATCTACATTGAACTCTGAAAAGTCTTGCATATCTTTATTATATACCTTTGAAATAGGGCATCTTAAGGCCACATTTGCCGCTTTATGGTATTGATAATCGGATAAATAAACATCAAGTTGCCATGATTCTGTAAACTGCTCATTTAACGCTATTCTTTCGCCATTACTTTTAATGTAGCTTTTACCATTTGGTGCTAATGTAGGCTTCCATACTTTGCCCCATACCCAAGATGAGTAATGGTTAGTGTAATTTGATGGAAAACCAAAGCCATTTGGTACATAGTAAAAACCTACAATACTACATTCATTCCTAACTGATTCAGTAAGTTTATAACTTGTTGTACTCTTAGCTATTATAGCAAGATCAAGTAATTCTGTTTTATCGCCATTCCATTTTAACTCTATAATAAGATAACATAAGCACCCATATTGTTCTTCACTAATATCAATATCGTAATTTTGGTAAAATGTTATAGCGTTTGGAGATGCAGGTGCAAAATCATTATAGTTTACATATTGGTTATCGCCATAAAAATGCAATAAATAGTCTTGCAACCATATATCAGTAGTGTACATAAATCCTAACCTTGATACTACCATAGCATAAAAAAAATAGTCATTAATAACACCTCCACAACTCCACTTATCGCATGGATAAGGTATAGCCAAGTATTCATAAACTGCAGGCTCAGTCGGTATAGGTGCTACTATATTAACTGGAAAAACAGAAAAATATCCATCCGGCATAGGCATTGGTCTATCGTATCTAGGTAGGCATTTATCATCGCAATCGTATGCGAATTTAACAAAGCTATTAGGGTAATTATATACTGGTGTTGGCATTATGGGTATGTTTTTTTAAGTGTTATTTCTGCAACCCCTTGTGTAGGGTTAAATTTAAGTTGCTGTATATATCCGTAACTATAATCAGGGTCATTCGGGCAAATGTATGCTATTTTGCCATAAGGGTTAGTAAGTATATCCGCCCAATCTCCACAATTCATTGGGTATTTAAACGTTATCATTTCTGTCGAATACATCGGCGAACCATAAAAAGCCTCATCAAATATTGATAATTCAACATTTGAATCTTCACTTATAAATTGCAATGTTTCTAAAACACAATTTTGATTGTTCATTTCTAAACCGGCGATATAATTACCTTTGCCATTTAAGAAAGTAAGCAAATAATTAAGCGAAGGTTTAACAAATTGCGCTAATGTAGGCACGTGCCTTAATAGATTTCTTAATGGAGTTATTCTTGCATTTTTTAACGTAAATGGGTCATCGATATTAAAGGATGTGTTTAAAATATCTGCCCCAGTTTCAACTTCGTATATTAATAAACCACGTTTAACACAAAGAATAAAAATATCGTTATCATACTTCCAATCTTTTTTGCTTACACCATAAAGCCTTCGTGTAACTTCAAGCGCAAAATCACTCGCTATTAAATCGCTTCTTAAATCTATTTCGTTATTTGCCCTTGCTAAGTTAGTTTGATACTCTCTATCAGCAAATATATCTTTTAGTCCTCCCTCCTCTATACTTTCCCATTTATTATAACCAATCATGATTTTAGAGAATATACTTTCTTGCTTTATTGTTTTTGTTACTTCTCCTGGGAAGTCGCAAAATTTTAAGATAGTATTTTGGTAAAAGTATTGAAATGGCTCAACCCTTATCCACTTATAATCACCTCCCCTAATTAAATCAGGCTCTAAACCATAGCCTAAATTGTGTATCTTATTAAGTCCGTTAAATATAGTATCAAATGAACTTTTTAATGGATATAAATTCAACGATTGGTCTGTTGCACCCCTTGCCTGCAATCCACTTAATAAACACTCTAAAGACCCACATCCATCCTCTTCACTTGTATAAGGACTTGAATCATTCCTGCCAAAATAATCAGACTTTACTCTCATGCAGTCATTAGTATAGGATTCAACTTGTCTGCTTAATACTTCATTCACCATACTCATTCTCGCCTCATTAGGACTACACTCTGACAAGTTAGTAAGTGAATAGTCATACTTTCTAATCGTTGCGGTCAAATCAAATGGTTGATTAAAAAACTTTCTTGCAACTGCTACATAAATAAAACCATAAAATAAAAAATATCCTTTTGGTATAGTAAACGTTCGAGTGAAATTCTCTACAAAAGTATCAGTTCTTGTAAAAGAAGATGGAACTAAACCCCAATAAATACGAGTTCCGTTATATATATTTATACCGCCTCCAACTGCAATCGTAGGGTTATACAAATAAGCAATAAATTGTACATAACCATAGTCAAATTCCTGAGTAAAATTAGCGGTGAACATAGTTAAATCCACATCAATATCCATTGATAACGTATAAGTATTTTCACATTTTAACTTAGTGCTATCATCTAATAATAATTGTGGACTAAATAATTTTTGATTATGTAAATATTGTAATGAGCCTTGTGAAAAATCTCCAACTTTTTTAGTTTGGTCTCCGTTTGCTAATTGCCCTGTATGTAATTGGTCTAATATCTCCTCATCAAGTATCGTTTTATGCGGTAAAGTAACAAAAATGTTATCATATCCAAATTGCGCTAATCCATTTGGTCTTGACCCCTTAAAACTTGCTTGTGGAAAATTATAAGTAAAAGCGTTTGTTTCGTATGTATTTTTAAATTTTAGAGCCTTTGGAGTTAGTTCAATAGGTCTATTTAAGTTCGTGTAATTAGTCAAACCAGTTCCATCAAAACTCGTTAATTTTGACAAATCAACGCTTTTATTTTTTCTATTTGCAAACAAATAATAGCACCCATCTTGAACTATTCCGCACTTAGTTCTACATTCAAGTCCACATACAATCTCATAAGTATTAAATTTGAATAAGCCTTTATATACCAACTCCCATACATTTGAAGGCTTACCCCTCCATTCTATTTGTAGTTCTACTTTTGCTTCAGTACCATATTGTTCATAAGCTGTATCAAGTATGCTTTTTGCAATTCCATAAAATTCAAAATCAATTCCATCAATATTAATTTTATTAACAAACCCATGGGTATTTAACCTCTGTAACTCAAATTGAACTCCATCCCATCCTACCGGCTCATCAATTATTGTTGAATCGCCCAAAGGATTAGTAGTGTAGTCTATTATTGTAAACTGGAATAATTCGTTTGCCATTGTTTATTTAGTTTTGTATCTCATCTTCAAAATATTCCTCATCGACCTCCTCCGTTCCTTTAAATTCAAGTATCGCAACGCCTTTTTCATCAAATAAAATATTGCCTTGCTCATCTAATACCTGAGCCCAAATATCTTGTTTTATCGTTCTTATTGCCATTATATTGTCCTTGTTATTTTAAAGTAATAAGCATCTATATCCATTAATTGACTACTTGAACCACTTACCTTATGCAATACAAACCACAATAACAAATAAGTAGTAGTAGGTATATTCGTTGTAATCGTTCCCTGACTAACATTGTTTATAAAAAATTCCACGCTTGTTCCCGCTGCATTTATTCGCCATTCTAATTTGTCCCAGTTCGTTGAAGTAGCTGGCGCAATAGTAGTATTTATTATCGTTTCTACGTTTGCATTTCTGCATACACACTCATATTTGCCACTATTTACGTTATCTGAATACCTAAAAAATATACCCGAAGCTGGATTTGCATTGTAAGCCGCAGTTATTAGTCCAACTCTTATAATATATCTATTAGTCGAATCGCTTAACTGATTCATATTGCACCTGCCTACAAAAGTAGCAGCATAAGTACTCGGTCTAAATCCACCTATTTGCTGAGGATTTGTTTGTAATGAAAGGCCGGTACTTGCAGTAGTTCCGCTTGTTAGCCTTACCACACCCACCGCATTTGTATAAGTATGCGATAATAATGCACCCGCTTGACCACTCCCTCCTTGCGTTCCAAATGTATAGTTAAATGTACTACCTTGGCTTGTATCAAAAACAAAATCTTGAAAGAATATTTGCTCACTTAATGGATTATATCCACTTGTAGTTATATCTCCACTCCCTAATATTGAGTTCCCATTGATAGTCTTTATATTCGTTCCACTTACTAAAATAGCTTGATATAAAGTATTGAGAGTATTCTTTATGTTTAACCAACTTATTTTTTTAAGTATGTTTGAAGCGGCACTATCCATAAGTCCAAACATATCGGCATCTACCGGAGTTGTTTTTGCGGTTGCTGAATCAATCAACGCCCCCTCGCTAACCAAAGTATCTCCAGCACCTTCCGCTTTTAAATTGTCTGTTAAAAAAACAATTTTGCTACCAGTCAAAAAGTTTACATAGTTATTAGAGTTTGAACTATAAATACAGTTTGCTCTTATAATAGTATTGTCAAAGTAAATACCTAAACCACACTCCCACTCAACTCCTAATAAATCAGAGATATAATAATAAATTGAACTTCCATCCTCTGTTATACTGCCAAAAGATACATACCCGGATACTGCACCCAATAAAATTATATGGTCGTAACCATACGAAGAAGTGGTTTCTTGAACATTATCTTTAATTATTGGTATCATTAATAATTTTGCGCTAAATTAATACCTTTTATAGTCTTTTTTTTTATTAAAAATCAACATAATTATTCATAATTTGAGTGCCTCCAATAGAGGTATTAACGCCTCTTTTATCGATACTTACTCTAAGCATAGGGTTTTCTTTCAATTTATCGCCTATAACCTCACCGAGTTTATTATAATTAATAGCAACCGCCCTTGATGGCTCTTTTGGTATGCTTAATTGTAAATTGTTCATTTGCTCCAGCATTGAAACTCCGTATTTTTTTACAGCTTCTTTTCTGAATACAAACTCATTACCCTCTACCTCGATAACTTCACCTCCAGCACTATGAGGTTTACCATTTATTAGTCCTAATCGCTTCGCCACGCTTCCCCCTTTCTCAAACTTTGGAGGCTTTTGGTTTTTTATTAACGTTACCTGTGCCGCTGTTTGAAGTAATACAGCACCAAGTAAAAATGGCCAAGCCGGAGGAACGCTATTTGCGAAAATATTAGTCGCTGCAAGTGCGCCGTTCATTATTGCCTGAGCCTCTTTTGCTGATTGCTCTGACTTCCATGCTTTTAATTTAGCTTCACCTTCTAATGCTTTATATTTATCGTTTATCGCCTTTTTATCCCTTTCAGTTAAATTTTCATTATTTAATTCATACTCCCTTTTAGTATTTATAGAATCTATTTCAGTTTGTAATTGATTGGCTATGTATTGAGCGTTTAGTTCAAATGCAGTTTTTTGTATCTCTGTGCTTAAATTCATTATCTCTTGACGAAAATTAGCACTTTCTTGCATTTTTTGGTCAATTTTATCTAAATTATTTTTCTCTATCTCATACCTTAGGTCGGATTCTTTTTTGGTTAGTTCAGTATTTTTTTGCTCATATTGCTCTTTATTAATCGCCCCCTTTGTGAATAATTCAAATAATTTGTCTTGCTGTATTTGATTTAACTCCAAAGACCTTTCTAATACATCGCCCTCGTTATCTAATTTAGATTGTGCTTTATCACTTGCAAAAAGTTCCTCTTGTTTGTATAATTGTTTTAATTCCTCGATATACCTCTCATCCTCGGCAAGTAAACTATCGTATGCCTTTACTTCATCATCGTGAAATTTTTTATTTGCCTCCTCCTGCGCTTTTCTTTTTTGTTCATAAAACTTATATAGATTTTCCAGCCTTATCCTATCTTGCTCTCGTTCTTGGTTTTGTCTATTTGTGTTAATAGCATTTAACCTATTAAACTCCTCCTCTGCCTCTTTTAATCTTTTTTCCTTTGCCGCTTTGTTTATTTCAGTTCGTAGCTTTTCAATTTCAACTAACTTAGCATTATATTCCTCAGACCCTTTCTCCAATAACATCAACTCATCTTTCAATAATTTAAGCCTCATTGAGTTTACATCTTTGCCCTGCGCTTCTAATATAGCTATTTGTTGCTTTCTTTGTTCAATACTATTTTTTAACGTTTCCTCCTTTAAAGACTTATTGTAAGATTCAGTATATGCGTTTGATATTCTTTTACCGGCTTGACTATAATCTTTTTTTAGTTCATCCCAGTTCAAACTTAATACATCGTAAATTATTTCTCCAACTACCTTAAATGATTCAATAGTTCCCGATATTGCACCCATTGCCTTTGACTTAAAATTGTCAAAAAATTTGCCAACGGATTCTAAAGCCGGAAAAGATTCTTTCATCGCTTTTGTAAAAGAACTCCAATTCGCTACCAACGCGCCTAAGCCTATAACTAATAACCCTATACCGGTACTTGCAAGTGCTATTCTAAATAATTTCAATGCCCCAGTGCTTTCGCCAACTACAAAGCCATAAGTAGCTTGAGAAGCAGAAGCTAATGCAGTTGATATGGCTGATTCTTTTTGCATTAAATTTTGAATCTGTTGCAATCCATTTGCCAAAGCCATAATTCCGTTCAGCTTTATAAGTGTTTGCTCTAATTCTTTCGACTTCGTGCCAAATAAAGCCTGAGTTCCCGCGGCTATTTCTGTAACAGCAACTATACCTTGCACCCCTTGTATTGTTGCATCTATTCCCCTTGTATCACTACCTAAATTCTTAAATTTTGTATTTAAATCACCCATTTGGTCTTTTAGTTCGCCTCCTTGTTTCTCTAATTCGCCAAGTTTAGCCTTTAAATTTTGATAGGTACTGGTATTCTTTAGGCCAGCCTTTTCAAGTTCATTCATTGTGTAGTTTACTCCATCAATAGCCTTTTTTGTGTCGGCAAATTGCTTTTTTAATGTATCGGTAGATTTATTAAGACTTTCTACTGAAAGTTCTGAGGCTTTTATTTCAGCATCTAATTCTTTATATGCTTTGCTTTCTTTATCTAATTGAGCGAGTTGAGCCTTTCTCGCATCCATAGCCTTATTATATTCCTTTACCGAGGTAGTGCCTGATTCGACTGCGTTGGTTAGTTCTTGCTGACTTTTGGCCGCATCTTGCAAGTCTTTTTTGAACTTATCTGCGCCCTCGGTCTCAACCTTGTATATGATATTCTCTACTACTGCCATTATTGGATATTTTACACAAAATTAAAGCATTGCAAAGTATTTATTTTAAATAAAAAAGCCTCCGTTATCACAACGAAGGCTTCTTAACAAACAAATATGATACAATCAAATCAAAAGTATTACTTTGAACTCCTTACTCAATTTTTCTTTTACACAATTTTATAATCAATTATTCTTATGTTTTTAAGCTGATAGTTTCCATTTGACGATACTTGAACGTGAGCAAAGCCATGATTGTAATTGTTATAAGGCGCATATTCAGGCTCTAAACCGCATAAACATCCCATACTCCAAGTAGTAGTTACTTCACCGCTTAAACTTTTCTCTGTGTGCTCACTCGTTCTATGGTGATGCCCTACTATTGCGCTCTCTTTTGCTTTCATGTATAAGCCTCTTGCCGGGTTTACCGGAGGCGCAAATCCTCCATACCATTCGTGTCCATGCAAAATAGGAAGTTTACCAGCGTATGCTATTTGTTTATCCTCTATTAGATGCACTCCAAGTTCACCAAACCGAAGCAAATGAGCAAGTTTAAAGTCATCAACTCCAAGCAGTTCAGGTGCTCTTAACATCAAATAGTCCTCATAACGCTTTTCGTGGTTGCCTATCTTATAATATATAGGGCAATCAAATGTTTCTTTTAATAGCCTTAAAAACTCTCTTCCCATTTCAATTTCACCGGCAAAATCTCTAAGCCGCCTATCCTTTGTGAACCTACTGCATTGATAAAAGTCAAGTATATCTCCATTTAGATAGATAGTGTTTACTTTATTATCCAAACCATACTCAAGTGCTAATTGTAGCGCCTTGTTGTCCTGGTAAGGAAAATGAATATCCGACAAGATAAGTATATTATTCTGCCCCTTTGGTAGCGTAAAAGGCTCTATTTTAGTGTAATCGCTTTCGGGTAACTTCCGGGACATTGCAATCTTTCTTTGTTCTTCCGTTCGTTGCAATATTATAGTTCTTTGTGTACCATTCTTCTCGCCTCGGTATTCACGAACCATACTTCTTACATTTTCCAAAGAAGTGAAATCCAACTTATTCTCATTGAATATCATCCGAGCAAGTCCATTCGTAGTTGCGTTTGGAAAATTTTTAATATATTCAATTACAATATCAGAGTGGTATTGTTTATTCGCCATCTTGATACAAAAGTAAATTAGGCAAAAGTATTTATTTTTAGTGCTTTTGTTGCCTCCTCCTTATGCTTTCCTCAATAAAACTATTCAAGTAACTCATATACTGGTCGATGCTTAATGCGTGTAATGTAGGTAGGCTTATATCGTATTCCTTACACAGCGATACCTCCATGCTATCTAAGTCTTTTGCGTATTCGTATATATTTTCATATTGTCCACTTGCTCCCTCATTTTCACTAAATACGTAGGTATATCTTGCTCGTAAGTACCCAACAAGTCCTCTAAACTTTTCTTGACTTTCAAAAAAAAAATTTCTCTCATCTCCGGCTCTTTCTCCAATAAAGCCAGCTTCTTTTTGTTATTCTCCTCCGAGTAGCCATATTTAGTTTCGCCCTCAACAAGATAAAAGCAACAAAACATTGAACTGATAAGGCTATCGTTTATAGTCTTTATACCTATTATCTTATTTTCCCAATAGTTAGCAAGTTGATTCATATTGGTAGCGAATTTAACGTAGTTCTTAAATTCTCCCACCTCCAAGGCTTCGAGGCTTCTCGCTTGTACTTCATGAATTGACCTCTCCCATTCTGCTTTCGTTTGCCCGAATATCTCTACATTTGCTAAGTGCGATTGGATAGCTGTATAATATCTCGAAGCTATATTGCCCCAGTCCTCAGTTCTGTAAGTATATAGTCGAGTGCCATCCCTGAAAGTGTGAACGTGGTCGAGTGTTAGTTCTTTCTTTTTAAATAAGTTCTTAATTCTGTTTAACATTTGATTTTATTTTTATAAATTGTTTTATTTCTTTAATATCGCTTTTAAACCCATGTAGCGGGATGCACCCAAACCAAAAGTCTATTAAATATCTAAAAGCATCTAATGTATGCAGTCCATATTCTTTTTTGGCCTCATCTAAACTAATAGACCCGCTTTGCTTATAACTTATGTATGCTTGTTCTATTTCGCTCTTAAGTTCAGGCAATCCCGATATAAGTATTGACTTACATTGAAAAGCGTAGTTAATCATATCACCACTAACTGCATGAGGCAAATTAGCCTTTCGGATAAATATTTGATTCTTGTTGATACCTAAATATAGCATTATAGAGGTATAAAAAGATTCATTTTCCTTTCTGTCGGCAGTTCCAGCACTACCTGAAGCATCACCAGTTATCCTTATTCTTTGCTTAATTACTTTACCGCTATCTATGTACTTCTTTTTAAATAACCTACATACCGCCTCCAATGGCGATATACCTTTAATAGTATTAGCGTCTGCAAGTATTAAATCAATAACTTTGTATTCGTTACCTATTATTAACGTACATGGACTAATATTGAAGTCAAAAGATATATCCAAATAGCCACTTTTATACTCTAATTTACTTTCTATGTAGTTTTCGCTTTCATTAAACGAATAAAAAAATGGAGCGTCATTCTGAATTGTTCCCCACTCCCCTAATACGTTTACTTGGTAGCTTCTTGGGTCGCTTTTCTTTAACTCATCGTATTCTCGTATCAAATTTTCATCTCTAAACCCATAATTCCCCATAGGACTACCAACGATCCAATAGTTATCAAGGTAGGTGGTTTTAATCAATACAGCACTCCCGCACTCGCTTATTTTCACAAAACTATCTTCATCAGGCAAATTAAATTCACTTTCATTCCACTTGTACTTATCTACTAATTTCGTTTTTACCCAAGAAGTGTCCGATACCGGATTCCATGAGGCGAATATTTTTTGCCCTTCAATACCCCTAAGTGATAGTTTTATTTGTTCAAACTCCTCAAATTTAAAATGGTTTAATTCATCTAAATAAACATACTTATAGCTTTCAATTCCTTTTGCCTTTTCATCTTTATCAAGTCCTTTAAGAACTATCTCAGAACCATAAGCTCGGTAACTAAACTCTAATCTTTCAATATCTTCATTTAGGCTCATGCTTTCAAATGCGAGGTCAAAAGACTTTTTTAACGTGGTTTTTATTATCGCGGATTCCTTTCTGAAAGCTATACTATTTGCGCACTCGGTAAATATAGCCTTACACAATAACTGACATATTGATATAGTCTTACTGCTTGATTTGCCACCATAAACAAGTATAGTCCTTATATTTTTATCCTTTATTAGTTCATTAAGTATAAAAAATAAGTCATTATGGTTCGATTTTCTTATCCAAAAAGTAGGCACTCCCAAAGTAAACTATTTTTATTTTTGTCTTTTATCCCAGCGGTGGTCAATTAGCATTTCGCCCTACTGCCATAAGCATCTAAAAAGTAAACTATTTTTTGTCAAAAAACCCCTCTCAAAGATTTTAAAGCCTTTTTATCCATGTATAAATAAGCAAAAGTATCTCCAATAGGTATCTTGACCTCAAAACTGCCCGGTTTAACACTTTTAGCAACCTTAACTTCGCATATCTCGCTCTTAGGGCTTATTTTTATTTCTTTTTGCAGCTTCATTATTCTATAATTTGTTCCTCCATCGGTGAAGCACCGAAATCTGTTTTAACGTTTATTGTTTTAGCTTGTAGCCAGTTCGGGAATATCTTAGTGCATATTTCAATGGCTTTATGCCTAACCATCGGGTTTTCGTGGTCTGTATCTTTTATAAGGTTTATTAAAGCCTTAGTTTCGGCAGTCATCTCTAATTCTTGCCCATCAATATCAATTTCTTTATGTTTTATCTTTGTGGATATAAAGTCCAAAGCCTCTCTGAATGTAGATAGTTTAACTTTACCAGCGCTTTTAGCTTCAGGACTTGGCTGGTATTCATTAGTAAACTTTTTACCGCCTTTACCCTTTAAATGTTCACCTTTTGGCATTTTTCGTTTATGTTTCGTTTTAATAATTACAAAATTAGCCTATTATTGAATAAGTTTTTTAATTCTTTTAAACATTTACACGCTGAGTAATTCTCTCAACTTGTCTATTGTTTCTTGTTTGCTTATTAATGGGTATTCGGTATTCCTTAGTAGGTAGTTTTCGCACTCCTTTATTCCCCATTCAGGTTTAAAATGATGCACCCATTGCCAAGGCTTCATAGTTTTAGCTTGTTCTATTGTTAGTTTATTTTTTGTTTTCATATCAAATTTTAAGTTGTTAAATCCCTCCCATAGCAAAGATGCAAGAAGTTATAAGTAATATTATATCGACAATAATAACATTAATAAGGCAACTAAAAATAAGACAATAAATATACAAATCCAATCTTTTGGTTTAGAATCATTTAAAAGCCATTGTATAGTCTTAATAAATTCATTTTCTTCCATAATTTCTATTTTTTTAGAAGTTTTTACGCTTTAATTTCATTATTGCAATATCCTTGCTATTGTAAGTTCGTTATCGAGGCTGTCTATTTGGTAGTTTTTTATTTCTATTTGATCCTTTAAATAGTTTATTTCTTTAACAGATACATGAAGCCCGGATATTAACCCTATTGTCGCTCCCAAAATGAGTAGCATTATTGATTTTTCCATTATTCGGCATTTATTTTGTTTAAAAAATTATAAATCTTATCAAATAAATACATTGTCAAATAAGCCTCAAACTCATCGTTATTTAGGTCTAAATTTGCCCCTATTCCAAGGAGGATATAATTTTTAATGTGAACTATCTCGTGAGCGACAACCGATAAATCTTTTTCCCTGAAGGCTACAATAATATGCCTATGTTTTAGGTCATCCTCAAAAGTAAATGCACTATAATCGTAGTATAATTTTAGTTTGTATTTTTTGGCAACGTTTTCGATATTTTTATTGTATATCATTGTCAGCCGGTACTGATATATCGGTATATAGATAGTTTTTTTGTGCATTAATTTTAATTGTTAGTAATTCAATGTTTTTACATTATTATACCCATTATAAACCCCTCCATTCCACATCCTTAAATAAGTGTTTATTGTTGGTTCAATGCCTCGTTTGCGAATATAATCTTCCCTACCTAATTTAAGGTATAATTTAGCTATTTCTTTGGACTTTTTTTTATTAAATGCGTCTTTGTGCCGATACTTGGTTTTAAATCGCTTGTTTACGTCTTTTATTGCATTTTCCTGTATTTGGTAGCTTCCGTAACTTTTGCCTCCATCACCGATAAATTTTGCACTTGCACCCTCTTTTTCTAAAATTAGATTCAGGATAAGTTCCATTGTGTCGATTTCTGTCTTGACAATTTTTGTCAATTGTTTTGGCTGAGGCTTAATACTTCCGCTTATTACTATTGCCATTGTTATCGTGATTCCGTAAAAGGATAGCCATGCGATTGATTGGTTAATTTTTTTCATGTTATTTATTTATGTATGATAAAATATGTACAATTACATCTATTGTCCAGCCATTGCCAAGCATTTTATATCTTTGAGTATCTGAAACGTGGTTTGTGTAGTTGTCTGCAACAGTCTGCAACCTTTCGCATTCAATTGGAGTTAATCTGCGGATGCGTGAATCAGGGTTTATTATTGGCACATGACCTCCACCCATACCCATAGCTGCAACCATTGGAGTACTTTTGTTTATATATGTCGTTGCGTTTTTTTGTAGCCCTCCAATACACTTTATCTCAACCGCATTTGTATTGCCAGTATCTAAACAATAAGTTTTACCATCTGATCTGCTTAAATGACCTGTTCCACCTTTGCCCGATGTTGATGAACGTGGCATTGTGTTGTGTACTATTAAATCATCTACACCACTTCCTCCTATTTTTATGCAATTAGATTTTTGATTATCATTTGGTATTCTTGGAGTAAATGGATGGTTGTTTTTAATTCTATCAAAAATAAAAGATTTCTCACTCAAAAAATACTTCTCATCAACTTCACTTTCAAGTATATCTTTCAATAAAATGCCCTTGTCTTTTGGTTGCTCAATAATACTTTCTAAATCGCCAAAAAGTCCGCCCGGTTTCATTCCAATATTAGTCCAGTATATCCTTTTTCTGTTTTGCGCTGAAACCAAAGCTGAATTTATGTGAATACCATTAACTCCTATTGCTTTGCTTAATACCTTTTCCCACTTTTCGCCCATTTCCACGTTTTCAAGTAAAAAGTATTTAGGTTTACATTCATTAAGCAGTCGCATATATTCCCAAAACAAATAGCTTTGCCCTTCAAATTCATAACCCTCTGCTTTTAATTCAAGGTAATGTTCAAGCGTTAGTATTTCAGTTTCGCATTTCGTTGACATACCCTTGCGCTTTCCGGCAAATGAAAATGATTGGCATGGACTTCCACCAATTAATAAATCAATTTTTGGTAAACTATACCCATCTACATTTACAACACTTCCAAGTTGAATAGTATTAGGATAATTAGCCATTGTTACTTTAATTGCATATTTATCAACTTCGGATGCAAAATAATTGTCTACTTTAATTCCTAATCTTTCAAGTGCTTGTTGTCCACAACTCATACCATCAAATAAAGATAAAACATTTATGCCGTTATTATTTTTTTTCATGTTATAATATTAATATTGTTTGTTTTATGTGGAGGTGTTTATGATTCAATAAGTAAGTTAGTGGTCATGCAAGTCAACGTAACCACACTTTTCACACCTTCTATCAAGGTCATCATCCTCATAGGGTTTCAACCATACAAATTCATGGTTGCACGAAGCACTAACATTAAATAAACGCAATAGCTCACTTAGTGCTTGTTGAACGGGCATCGTGCCTTCATCAACTTTTATCAATATATTTTCAATTTGTTTTTCCATATCGCTACTGCGTTTATTATTTTCCGTTATAAGCCATTTTGAATTATCGTATCTAATAAATCAGAAACGGTATCTCTGATAACTTCACGTTTTTTTACAGTCTTATAATATGGTCTTTTTTCGGTAATCATTTTTACCAATTTTTCTTCAAGCCTAAATCTTTCTTCAATAGAAAAACGGCTTATAACAGCACCTAAACAAGATGGCTGGTTCAGTTCTTCGTTCATAGCTTTGTAATCTCTTTCATCCATTGTTCTTCGTATTAAACTTCGAGGTATAATCAGCCACCTCGTTTAGCTGCATCACGTTAGTGGCAACTTAAAACATCAAACTCGGTAAAACTTATTCCGCTTATTTGATTTATTCTTGTTAATTTATTGTTGTCATCTCTTATTACTATGTGTGGTTCTTTTTTCCACAAATGAATGACATCAATCATTTCAATATTTATTATTTGGTACGTTTTCCCAACTGTGTATTTTTTTGATTGCGAATACACTTTTGTGCATTTTAAATAATCTCCTTTTTTAGCATTTGCCAATAAGCAGCCACTAACACTAAATAAACCCAATAAAAGGTTTCGTGCTGTTTCGGTGTCTATCGCTCCGTTTCGTAGGTCGTCTGCAATTTTGATAATTTCGTTTTTCATATCTTTTACTGTGTTTATTTGTAAACGTTATACGCAACCTTACAGAGACTGCAACTCCGACTTGACATCGCCCCAAAATTTACCTGCATCAACTTTCTTTTGCGGCCAGTAATATTGAGCAGTTGAACCACAATCATCCCAATCAGTATCAGATGGTTCTGTGGCTTCACAATGCAATATTTCTTCAACTGCCATCAAAGCACATTGTTTAGCTGTATCGAAGCACATTGGATAGTTACCCATAACATCATTAACTTGATACATTTTGTTGAAGATTTCTTGTGCCTTTTCTTTTGCGTTCATATTTGTGTTTTTAAATTAATAATATCTGCAATTTGTTTTTGTTGTAGTTATAATTCTCTGCCCTGATACATAGCTTGTTTCATTTATTATCTTGCCATTAATCTCATATAATTGTTCTCCACAAGCCTCAAAAACATACGAATATTGCGTTTTAGGGTAAGAAGATATTATGATTGTTTGGGTACAAGTACCGCACTTTTCGCAACTAATTAATATTGATAGAATAAAAGCGATTAGTATAGTTTTAATAATGTTCATATTGTTATTTATTTAAGTCAGCCAGTCCCAAGTAATTGTAAGTTCTGTAATCAAATGTTTCAGCCTTTACCCCGCATAGTCCGCACTCGTTTATTTTGCCTATTTTTATTATCTCTAAGTCCTCATTTAAAAAAGTCCACCCTCCATCTTGCTGAATCACAGAATTGAACTTTAACCCAGTTTCTCGACCTTTGTTGAACAATGTTAATTGCCTTGAATTTAGATACTTTGTTCCGCAGTCTATACAAATGTTATTGCTTGTTCTTTGCGCCGCTTTTTTTCGCTTCTCCGGGCATACATCGTTATACTCATACTCGTAAACCTTGTTGCCAATAATTTTTCTACTTATCATTCCCATTTTTAGCCTCCATTTTTTGTTTTACTAAATTTTCTATATACGTTTCAATATCCTGAGTTTCACCTATCTCCATTCCCAGCATTAAGACCATTGTATTGTGAATTGCATTGACTTTGTCGGTGTTAAATTCATTAAATATCTCATCGAGATTCGCACCTCTTGCGGTCAATTCATCTCTAAAATTCTGCACCTCGGACATTATCTTTTTAAACTTTCGCTTGATATTGCCTCCGAGTGCTTTGTCATCCATTACGAACTTCATCTCTTGCTCAGCCATAAATAAGAGAAAGTTAGTAATATAAATGTAGTACGCTTGTTCTAATTTTTCCATAATTCAAAAGTAGTTTATTTTGTTTATTTCTTTTATTTTATTTTTACACAATTTAGATATATTCTTTAATTATTTGTTCTGTCATCCATAGGCATTTAGCGTAGTTACTTATCTTACCCATTGAATTATCAACATATCGTTTCATTTCTTTCGGTATAGGGTAGTCATGCAAAGACTGGTATTCTTTTATTTTGTTTTGCCTCACCAATTCTTTTACGTTTTCGAGATACTCAGCTTTTTGCTCATCGGTCATTTTATTGTCGAAAAACTTATAATAGTCAGTATGAATCCACTTTGTTGAAATATCAAATATTGATTTTCCAGCTTTGTATTCTCTAATAACATTTTCCTTGGTTAGTTCAAAGGCTTTAATTAATGCCTCTTTTTCATATTCCTTAGACATTGGTAATTCAGCTGGACTTTCATATGGTTTTATTTCTCTGTTTTTAGCTATTAAATACTTTTTGTAGCACATTATTACCTCACTAACGTAGTTTACAGATATTTTGCCATAAGTCTTAATATAGCTTTCTTTATTCAAAAACTGCTCATATTTGCCAATTCTATTAAAATAAAATGCCTCATCAAGGTTTTCTTCACTCACATTTAAATCTTTGCATATTTGGCATATATGAGACAAAATTGCTTTGTCAAGTTCCCGATTAATATCGAGAGCATCTATCCCGGCAAATGCGCACTCTCTCATTAATGATTTTATCATAATTCTTTATTTAATTTCATTTGTTCGTAGATCTCTATGTTTCTTTGTGCTATTTCCAAAAATCTATCGGAGGCTTTTTCATTTTTGCTTTTTTCTTGACTTTTAAATTCTTTTAATATCCATTCGGAATTAAACGCCTTCCAATCCTTTTCAACGCAAATCTGCAAAATTTCATCAATACATTTACCGCTTTTATTTACCTCTCTTAAAAATCCTTTAAAAGCTGTTTCTGTATTTGAGGATTTCTTTTTTTCCCTTACTTTTAACCAATCTTTTACTAAATTTTCATCATTTGAAAGTTTTAATAATTCACTTTTAAAATTAAATTTTTTTACTTCTTCTTTAATTATATTTTCATTTATATTTTCATTTTCATTTTCATTTTCCATATGAGAGGTCATATGACCTTGTTTTTTTGTGTACTGATTAGTTCCATTAATGTTATTTCTTCTGCTTTCTGTAAAGGCTTTACGCAATTTTTGCTCATTTTCCAAACGTACATTATACCATAAACCTTTTTCATCTTGCGTGAATTTATCCTTAATTTTGTCCCAAAGTTGTCCTATAACTTGACCTATCATATGACCGCTCATATGACCTCTATTAAATTGCATCATAAGGACTTCAATATACGCCCCTTTTTCTTCAAAAGTCATACCCATAGTACCACCAATCCAGTCATTTGGATAAAATAAAAATGCAGGATCCTTAGCCATTTTGCACCTCCTTTTCATTTAGCAAAGCAATGGATCTTTTTAATTCTTTGCAAAATTTTATTGCTGTCTGCCTATCTAATGTTACAAACCTTGGATTAAATTCCAAATCAATGTCCGCAATTTTAATTGTAATTTCATCATTTTCGTTTGCATAAACTTCAATGGTTTCTCTTTCGCTACCTCCTTTACCGGTGCTAATAAATAGTAATTTTACATTTGACATAATTTTTAATGGTTTTAAGGCAACCAATAACTTTAAATTTCCTATGGGTTAGCGGTTTGAACAGACTAAATGCGGTGGTGAAACCTTCGACCGCAACACTAACCCTTCGGATTATTTACAATAAATTTTTATTAATTGATTTGGTTTCATAAAAGATTGTCTTGTTCAAGGACAACGCAAATATAATAAATTTTATCTAATTTTTTAGAAATTACTTGAATTGTTGATATTTATTATCCTTCCAATATTGATTTCTCTGCATAAGCCTTTGCCATGCAAGTAGCTTATCAACTTTTCTACATTTTCCCGGTCGATTGAATCGGTGTAAACCATATCGCTTAGCTTATTCATTCCATTTATAACTGTGGAGTGGTCTCTACTGCTGAAATATCTTCCAGTTTCCTTAAGTGTAATGTTTTTTATTTCTCCGTTGTTTTTCTGCTTTTTTACTGACATAAAAATAAAAGCCTGAGCGCAATACCTCGGTATTAATACCTCTTTTTTTCGACATGATGAACGTATAGCCTCCGGGTCTTGATTAAAGTATTTTGCTACATTTTCCACAATTATTTTTTCGTTTATCTCGACCTCTTTAATCATTGAGGCCTTAACTAATAGGCTATTTGTGCTTTCAATTCTTTCTAATATTTCTCTCATAGTGTTAAGGTATTATAGTAGTTTCTTGCTTTTTCTACTTGGTTTTTTAACTTATCGATAAAATCTTGGTTTTGCTCAATCTCGAATACTTTTATTCTTTTTTCAGCCGGAATAGCATCTATTAAGTTGTTGTTGTGCTCTAACTGGTCGCACATTGACTTATACATCGGATTGCTTTCATCGCAGTTAAAGCGATAATATAACTTCTTTTGCTCATTCAAAATATAATCGTTTGGAGTTTTTACAAGGCAATAAATAAGCCTTGCTTTTTGCTTACCAAGTAACCACATATACCCTTGAAGTTGCGCCTCATAGTCCTTTGTTATTTCGGCATTAAAAAAAGTTCTTAAATTCCATGATGTTTTAGCATCCTCCACATAGTCCGAGGTAATTAAGTCAGGCTCGCCGATAATATATTCATTTGAATATCTTTTAAGGTTTTTTGCCCTAAATTCACCTTTTAAAACCTGCTGGATAAGGTCAAAACTACTTTCTTCACACTCTATTCCCTTGCTCATTTCATCCGTTAAAACTCGCTCTTTGTAGCCAAAAGTATTTTCTAACCACATTTCTTCTACAAAGGTCTTTGCAGTTTCGGATATATTTCCGGCCTCTTTATCAGATTTTAGTTTTGGCTCTGTCATTAGCTTACCGAGTGCCGAGCATCTAAATAATATCTTATCCATTTAATGCCTCCTTTTTTTCGTTGAATAAATCAATTAAATTATAATCAATAGCGAGGTCTTGCACCGATAATAAATGTTCTAAACTTTGGCAATCATTAATATAAGTTTTAAGTCTTGATATTGATTTTGAATCTATCTCCTTGCTGATTGAATTGTCTTGACTAAATGCCATCACATCCTTTCTATTAATATCCCTCCCGAATATCTTACCAATGTGCTCACACGCATCCTTTATAGCGTAACTTTTAGCCATAGGTAGTGCCATCATAACTGCATTATTATTGATGTTTTCAAGTTGCGCCGGACTGCTACCTTGTTTGGTCTGCAACTGAACCGCACCAACTCCATCATGGAATTGCCAAGTGTTATCAGTTCCATTCCAATAATGTAGCCTAATCGTTACATACACAGAATTAAACATAGTGCCCTCTCTTAGCACCTCAACTCGAAATCTTTTGAATATCTTTTGTAGTAATGTTTCAACTATTCCAATCGGTATATAGTTAGAGTTATTTGCGTACTTGTTCTGCTTTATCCAGTCAGCTTTTGGAGGCTGGTTTAAAAGCAAATTAAATTGATCATTTTTGAAGGCTATCTCCAAGTTGTCGGAGTATAGTTCGCTGGTTGTTGGTAGTGTCATATTTGTTTTAATTTTGTGCAAAAATATAAAATGTTAGTTAATTATTATAATTTTTTTAACAATTTAAAAAGGTAGGTCTGAATTGTCGCTAATATTATTTACCTGAGAAGGTTTGCTATTAGCAGAAAAAACTACTTTGCCATTGCCTAAATATACTTTTGATTTTTTAGCCTCTCTATCCTCTTTGGTTTGAGGCTCAATTATTTTAAAGTTATTGCCAAACTTATCCGATGTGTCCTCAACAAGTCCGGTAAATTGATAAAACTTTTGTCCTTTCTCGGTTTCTTTGATTTTTGATTTGTCGATTTTAGCGAGGTCGATTGAAAAATTGATAATTTGCATGATTAAAAAGGTTTAATTGTTATAATATAATTTTCAGTTAGTCCATAGCCCAAGGCTATTTCTTTTATTTTTTCGAATATTAGTTTAGGTAGGTATTTGTCTTTATGTACAAGTAGTTCTCCGGCTTGGATAAGTATATCGTGAGCCTCGATTTTATACTCTATTGTTTTGATTTTGTTAATCATAAGATAAAGCATATTAAAATCATTGCCGCCCATAAAAGACCAATACCTATGCCAACTAAGAATTGTTTTGTTTGCTTATTCATTTTTTATTTTTTTTCTTATATCCTCCCAATATTGGAAGATTGAGGAAGTTTTTATGCTCCAATCGACAAGTTAGCACCAATACTACCATCCTGCACATTTGAGAATATGTAGTCCTAATTTTGGTTCAACACAATTATTTAATAATGTTCTTTTATCTCCTTTGTAATTGTGCCAATCTTTTATGTCATATCCTTTTGCATCCATTTTTATTTTTAGCGTAATACCTTTATTGTTGCCAGTATCATTGGTTTTAATTTCAATTTTAGGTATTTCAAAGTTTGTCCAAAATGAATGCCTGCCAATATATTGAGGATTTATAAGTGGCTCGTACCAACTTTTTACATTTTCTACTACAAATTTTATTTCTTTTCCTTTTGTATATTGTTGCAAAAACAATATTTCTTCATACAATTTCATATCTGGGAATAATGCTTTACCCTTACCATTGCAATATGCTTTAAATCTCATTCTGCTGTGTGTTGGACAAGGTGGAGAAGTCCAAATAAAATCATAATTCATAAAATTATCTTGTAAATATTGGTGTGCGTCAGTAACAATTACTTTATCGTTTGGGTAAAAGTCTTGATATATTTTCGCAATACTCTCATTATATTCAACAGCAGTTACTTCTACATTTTCCCAATGTTTGCGGTTTCCTCCAATTCCTGCGTATAGGTTTAAAACCCGTACTGGTGCTAACATCGGTTTGGCAAAATTGCCGTTCTGTGCTTCGATTGACATTTTATCTTAATTTAAACATTTGTACTACTAATGAAGTTCTGTGTTCGGCAACTTCGCCAAGCCGAGAACCGTTAGCGGTCATTCCAAGACAACTCTTCGTGAACAAGTGAGTAATAAAGATTTTGAAGTTCGTGAACATATTTAATTCCACAAGAGATGAAATCAAACTTATTATTGTCTTCGTCTTTATTTGCATCAGTGTATGAGTGATAAAAGCCCCAATCGTCTCTAAATGGTGCATAAGCAAAAGAGTATTTATAATCCATTATCCAAATGCTGTAATAATTTCCGTGATTGTGTGATGGTGATTTTTCTTCATTTTTAAATCCAAATCGAAACAACCATTCTTCTGTAATAGGTATTGGCTCGTAACCTAATTTATTAATTCCTTCATCATTCCATATATCGAAAATTGACCTCGCATCAATTGTTACAACTATGCCATTTCTTTTAATAAAGTTTCCGACAGATAAGGAACGAACCGCTAACAGTGGTTTTGCGTCATTGGGGGCTTTAGTGCTATCTATAATCATTTGTGCTATATTTAAAATTTGTACTATCAATCGGCTTTAGTGCTGGAAATACCCAACGAACGCAAAGCCACAAAACGTTAGTAGCTATTGTTTGCCTATTACCCTCTCCGCTATGAAGTCAAGGTAATCCCAATTTTGGTCTGCAAACTCCGATTTAATTTCTGCGATAAAGGCAAACAACAGTTCGCTTCGCCTACTAACATCATGTAGGCGTAATGCTTCGTTTACGGTTTCAACAAAGCAATTTTCATCCATTCCTTGTACCACATCATCTGTGTCTACATAGCAGTTACTTCTATTCTTAAATAACTGTCTTAATTTTTGTTCTTCCATTCTATTAAAATTTATCGTTAATAATTCGCACTACGCCTACATGAGTGCCGTTAGCGGTAATGTTTGATAGTCCATTCTAAGAAACATTTGTCAATTGTTTGACCACTTACCCAATTGTTGTAAACGAATTTAGAAAAATCAAGCATATCTTTTTTCTCAAAGACATCTTTTTGACTGCCAGTTAGTACCTTACAACCAATTAAAAAGTCATCAAATTCTTCTGACTTAATCGTGAAAGTATCTCCGTTTTTATTAACTAATTCGTTTTTTTCGTTTATTGCTAATTCTATTTTTTTCATATTATGATACGCTAAAAGTTTTTCCATTTGATGTTTCACAATAATATCTACCAATCAGACCTTGTCTGTAATGAAAATCATTTGCTACTGAAATAGCGTGATGGTCTGATATTGCCTTTAATTGAAATTCAATTTGCTTTATTCCTCCGATAACTTTGAACATTACGAAAGAAACACTACCGCTAACATCGGCTTGGCAAGATTGGGGGTTCTGTGGTAAATTGTCCATTTGTATTTCTATTTAAAATTTGTACTAAAATTAAGCGATTGTGCTTCTAAGTCCCCAACCTCGCCAAGCCGAGAACCGTTATTTTTTTAATTTATAAACCGAAAAACCATCTTTATAATGCGATAATTCTATCTTGCCTTGCATCTTCAATTCGCTGAATCGACCGCTTATTTTGTGAATTTCTTTGCCTAAAATAGTAGCTATCTCCTTAGTGCTTTTATTGCCATCAATAAGGCTTAAAATTAAAGATCTGCCTTGCTCTTTATTTACTTTTGAGTTCGCTACCTTACTCATCTCATTATGCCTTCCCTTTGAAATATCAAAATAAGAGTATAAAGTCTTAAATATATCTTCCATAGTCTTAAATTTCGGGCTCAATAGTTGTATTCTCATCAATATATTGTTGGTATTCTTCAATGGCCTCTTTGACGCTTTTTACCTCCCACATACAAGCCTCATTACATATCTCCCAAAATGAGAAGTATATTTTGCCTATTTTATCGCCACCAAATATCTCCCATCCACTACGAGTAAGTACCTCGCAATCGCCAGTTTCCATATCCGGGTCGTTCACGTGAGTAATATGCGACCAATTTACTTTCACCGAGTTTTCAAATATCTCAATCCAAAATTTAAAATCTTTTTCAATTACAAAACTGGCAACGTCATCTTCAAATGCTAATATGCACCCAGTTAGTAAACCCTCATAAAATTCTTTAGTTTTCATTTTTTTGTATTTTAATTGTGAATAATATTAGCCAATTAGTATCATAGCAAGGCTCATCATACCGCCTAAGATAATACAGATAATAAATGTGATAATGTTTTGTTTTGTTTGCTCGCTCATGATTTTTAGTTTAAAATTAGTGATTTTGTTTGCTTTGAAAGTCCGTTAATAAATAAATAATACTCAGCCTTAGCTTTTTGAACTTGTACCCATCTTTGAAACGAATACCCAAATTTACTTAATTTTTCTTTAGCTTCTTTTAATTTATCCTCCTTAACAATTAGCTTAATAGCTTTGGCCAGCAAAGAGTGATTTTTGGCCTTTTCTGCCTTTTCCTTGGCAAATTGCCACGCCTCTCGACTTGTGTATAGGATACCCTCAAAAAGATAGCCTACAATGGTTAATTTGATTGGTTTCATATTTGTTTGTTTAATTGATCATTAATAATTACGTAGCAAAAATAAGCACTTTTTTCTAATTGTGTATATCTTTTTTTTAAAAAATACACATAAAAAACGCAAAAATTTGATTTTCAACAAGTTAGCATTGAAAATATTTTTAAAAAAAGTGCAATCTTAGGCACTTTTATACATAAAAATAACAAAATAATAGAAAAAAAAGACTAATCGGGCAATGTTACATCTACTTGATAAGTGATATTTATTGCCAAGCAATCAAACTCAACCAACCCTATCGTGAATACAACTAAATCGTTATTGTCATCGTAAACCTTAAGTGTTACCGCCCTACTCTCTGATAAGTATGAAGTAGGTATTACAAGTTCACCGCCAGTTATTGTTACATAAAAGGCTATATCGGTTTCGTAGTTAGCGACAATTTTATAAATACCATCTGCAATACTTAAGCCGGTATAAATATCTGAGCAATTATTAGCACATCCGAGGTTAATAGTATTATTACAACAAGTCATATTTTTTGAATTAAATAGTTAGATATTCCAATCATTCCAATAAAAACCACTACTTCGACTGGCGCAAAAAAACAAATAAAAGAAATCCAAATATTAAAACAAATCAAACATCTGCCTAAAGGCTTTTTATACCAGTATTCGCCTTCATTAAGCCATTTGCCAAACTTTTCAAATATATGGCCTTCAGCTATAAGAGTACCCCATAGATAAGTAATAAATGGAGCGAATAATATATTAACAACCGCAAACCACATCATCGCAAGTATTTAAAATAGTTGAAAATTCAAATGTAAACTTAAAAGATGCTTGGAAGCCCTCCTCTCTTTCAATAGTTGTGCAATTATTTGTATAGCTTAGTAGCTTCACATCTACATTTGAGCGTAAAGTATTAGCAATATAAGCAAGAAAATCGCCTTGATATTCGCCCCAAACTACAAGTGCATAGTTTGTTGTAGCCTTTGTTAAAGATTGACAAGACGTTATCTCAATATCCTCAAACTTAGTAGTGTTATCAATCATTCTAATATAAGCATCGTAACCATCAATAGCGGATATACACTCATCTCCTGCAATAGTAAATCGCTTTCTATCTTTCTCGATTAGCCTACCTACAACCGGATAAACTTTTAGCTTATGTAAAGACTGAATTATTGAGTTCATCTAAATATTGTAATGATTTTTTTAATAGTTCTTTATGTTCCGAATCGCTTATTTTAAATGTTTCTCCGTATCTTTTATCCTGATACCTTCCTATCTTTTTTTGCTCATCATTGTTAAAAAAAAGTTGATACCCATCGTCTGTTTTTCCTACCACTATACTCTTTAGCAAGTTACCTTCTAATTGCAAATCTACGCTGCTCGTTTGCCTCCCTCGCTTCTTTCTATACTCAATATAAGATTGACTGGTATATTTACCAAAGGATATTCCTTTTGCGTTTTTATTCTCCTCAAAAACTCGATTTAATAGCATCGACTTAGCTTGTTCAATGTGAAATTCTGCCACATTATCAATTACTTTATCAATGCTATTAATTATCTTATCAATCATTTCTGAATAACAATATCCTTAATCGTTGCTGGTTTTATTTTAACAGTACTTACTTTTACTACCGGTGTGTTTTTTACGCCACCTCCACATGATGAACAAGCCATAGTTTATATATTTAAGGTAAATTAAGTTCGTGAATATAGTTCTTATCTTTGCACTCCTCACAGCAACAAGAGCACTCTAATGGAGGCAATTTCAACTTGTTTAATTCAGTTTGATACATTCCATTCTCAGGGTTAAATTCAGCTTCGTATTGCCTTAAATTGTATGTACTATCAAGCATAGCCATCTGAATAAACAAATCGGCTTTGTCTTTGCAAATGATAAATTCGTTTAGATTATTTGTTAAATTAATCTCATTCAATAACATAGCAGCCGCCTTGTATCTCGCTACATTTGCAATCAAATCAGCAAATTTACATACGTGCTTTTCAATAGAGCATCTTAACTGAAAATCAATATTCAAACCATACGTTTGCCCTTGGCTTGCTGTAACATATCCCATATTAGGCAATCCCGAAGTATAGGTCTTAAGTCCACCGCCTCCGATTATTTCAATAGCAAAATCGCCATATTCTTTATTCAAGTATAGTTCAACATCCTCTGTCGGAGTTCCGGTATAAATAGTTGTAGTGGTATTGTTTTCTTTTAAATTAATAGTAAGTGAGCCAGTTTGCGCCACTTGGAATTTGACTAAACCAATATAAAACTTTGAGTATTTGCAGTTCTTAGATTTAAATGAGTGTGTTATTGTACCATTATATGTATAAGATACCGGGTTAAAGAAATTATCGATTGAAATATCATCAATAATAGGCCGAGTTATTTTGCTTCCAAAAGCAAGGTCGCTAATCGTTATATTTATAGCTTCATTTATCTTACTCTCAATAAGTTTTTGACCTGAGTAATTAAACTTTTCATCGCTTAACTTTGATGCTGTATGTAATGAAATTCCAAGGTCATCTAAATTGTATCGGTATGTTTTATTGCACAAACCTTTTATTCCAATTAAGCCGTCAAAGCATTTCATAGTTTATACATTTATTTCGACCTTGGTAGTTTTTCTCCACTCCGGGCTCTTGTTTTAATATTTTACGCATTATCCAATTATCGTACAAAGCGCAAGTCATACGCTCAGGACAAGATTTTTTGAAAGTTTTTTCGCCTTTGCAAAATTTCATTTAACAAAAATAAACGCTAATTATGTTTTTATTTTAATTATTTGAACCGAGAGTAAAAAGCAAAGCTGAGAGCCGAGCCTATTAATATCCAGCCCCAAAAAGGCATACGATATTCTACTATATTATTTATAGTTGTTTTCTCTTTTTTTTCAAGCCTATAAGACCTTACAAGGCTATCCAAGTATTTATTTACTATATGCAAAGAATCGCAAATAAACGTATTAGTGAGCGTATTATTTACAAGTTTCGTTTTTACTTCGCTACGTTTCCCTTTGGCTATTTTATTATCTACTATTTGTACTTTGCCCGCACTATCGCACTCCAACTGAATTACCTGAGTGAGCGTGTCCATTTCAATTATTGTATCAAATACTTTAACTTTTGTTTCAATAGTAGTAGTATCGTGAATAGTATTAGTTTCGGTAATAGTTTGAGTAATTTTAGGACAGCAAGAGCCTAAAAAAATTAGTATAAAAATGTATCTCATATAATATCGATAAATATTTTCTCTTTTTTTAATGTTTGTTTAAGCAATGTAAGCAACTTAGTATATGCAGTTCTCGAATTGCCTATCATGTTCACCCCTTTGGTAGTTCCAACTAAAATACATCCATCTGTATCTTTTGAATAATTGCCCCAGTGTATTCTCACCCCCTCAAAATTGGGTACATTTAAAAGCAATGGCATTAATTGCTGAAACCTATTTGAAAAAGTTATAGCAACCTCATATTTACCCTTGGGTATAGCAGTTATTGATTTTATTTTTACATCTCTCACCTTATCCTCTAAAGTAAAGCAATGAAAAGCACCATTAACATATAATTTACCGATTGTGCTATCTTCGGTAAATGTTTCTCTAATCAATTTTAGTTCCATTATTAGCCTCTTTTTTTTCTTTTAATGTATGCGTTTTTATCTTGTGGTCCAGTATCGCTAATTTAATTCTAAATAGTACCCATACAAGTGAAGCTACGCCACCAAAATAAAAAAATATCGCCTCAAAGATACCATGTATATTCACTCCGCTATTCATCAATTTACTATACGTTATAAAACTAAAAAAACTACCGCTAAAAAAGTCCATTATACTATCAAAGTGCGTTTCATGAAGCCAATCGTTTAAATCCTTTAAATCGCCTTTAATAAGCGTACAATAAAGCAAAAAAGGCACTATAAAAACTACCTTAAAAACAAGTATAGCTATTCTCGATAAAATATCCATTATTCTTTAGTTTTATCGTCATTCAAGACATCGTGTTTTAGTTTGATTATTTGTTCAATAGTTACTATTCCAAGGCAAAGCAATGCAAAAGAAAGCCATACCATAAGCACCTCGGTAAGATATTCTACTTTGATATATTGATACGTTATTGCACCGCATAATATAACTGAAAAAAAGGCGGATAGCTTTCTACCGCTGAATCCGCCCTCTCCTACTTTCAATGATAATAAAATGTTTTTAAGTAGTTCTTTCATTAATAAAATGCGTAAACTGATAAATCAGATGCACTACCATCTACCTCTATTTCAGGTAAACTATAGTATGTACTACCTATCAATGTTCCAGTAAAAGTAATATTTGTTCCCTTGTCAATTTTACAATTATCAATAATAGCTTGATGGCTACCTACATTCGCAATAACTACTAATTTTGCGCCACTTGCTATACTATATAGACCAGTAACTGTTACATTTGTATAGCTATAAGGTTGAAAGTTAATAGTTGGAGTTCCAGATGCTATACAAGCCGCTCTTGCATTTACTATAATAGTAATAAAATCATTTAAAGTCAAACCGATAGAAATTAAAAAATCTTCATCGCAACTATATGTATTATTGTTCTTCTCATCTGACAACAAAAGAGTATTGTTATTCTGCGAAAGATGAAGCTCTGCGAGCTCAAACTCGCAGATTACCTCACCCTTTA